CAAACAGGGCGTTCAGACCCGGCAGGAGTTCCTTCAGTAGTTGGGCACGAGAAATTGCCATTTTGAGTTACTCCTTAGATGCCGGTTGCAAAGGCATACGAGTGATAACCCTGGTTCCACTTCACCAAAACTTCGGGGAAGCCCACGAAGGTCAGTTCAGAGCCAGAGGCCAGCGTGATCGCGCTCGACACCGTGAGGGTCGTCGTGTTCACGTTCGTCACCGTGATGAAGTTACCGGCCAGAGAGCCAGTGCCAGTCGGGCAGATCAACTGCATGCCAGCCTGAAGGCCAGTCACAGCAGCGGTCAGCGTCACCGTGGTCGAAGAACCAGAGGTGCTGCCGGTGCCGGTCAGGGTCACAGCAGTCTCAGGCACAACGCCCACAACACGGAAAGGCAGGCCCGTGGCAACAGTCACGTTACCGGTACCGTTGCTAGGCTGATCGCCCGACACACCCATCGCGGAGTTACCCGTTGAGGTGCTACCGGCGGTGCCCGTCACGCAGTACACGTTGTTGCCAACGAAAGCCTGGGTGGCATAGCCGACGGTGGTGGCGGTGTTGCTCAGACCTGCGGAGGGCTGACCAATCATCACTGCCTTGAACACTGCGCGGTCATCATCCACCACGTAGGCCACGATGTCGTTGGCCAGGATATTACCGGGGTAATACTGGGCAAACAACTTCTGACCCGTCGAGGGGTTGGTGTACGAACAGCCCACGAAGATACCAACCTGACCGGCGCGGGCCGTCGTGGTGGTCGAAGTGGTCATGCCAGTCAGCACAACAGTGCCGTTGGCAATCAGTTCAACGAGGTCGCCATTGAAAATGGCGGTTCCGTAGTTCCGAGCAATCGGAATCTGGCGGATTGCACCAGCATAAGGTAGGCCGTTCAGTTCATTGATCGGCTTGAAACCATATGCGGCGTCAACAGAGGGGTAAGCCATGTTGGACTCCTAAGATGATTTAACCGCGTCCAAACTTCACCTCAGAGCGCCGCTCCTTGAAGACGGGCATCCGTGGATCGTTCTCGCGCATGAAGGCGTTGTCGACCGACTGCATCTGACCATCAGTTTGACGCTGATAGTACGAGTTGCGTTGGTCAACAAACTCTTTGGGTGTTTTGCAAAGCAAGAGTCCACCGATCTCGATACTGTCTGGGAACCGGGGCTTTTCCCCAGTTGCCATGATCTGGATTTCGGGATGCTCCGAGGCTTTTACAGGCTCCCAACCTTCGCGGAGTTTTGAAGAAATATGGCCGGGATCGGCAGTACCCAGAGTACTGATCCGAATCCAACGGAACTCGTAGCCGTCCTCGGGGTTGGGGCTCGGCAGCAGTTCAGGAAGCATCCACTGCTTGGGGCGCTCCATCTTTGCTCGGGTTTCCAAATCACGGGGGGTACGTTCAGCCATTTTGTTTCCTCATTTCTTCCGCAACCGCACGGGCGTACTGCTCATTCGTCAGTCCGAGCCGCTTGGCGATATTTACTTGGGACTTGGTCAGCACGATCTTTTTGGGCGCTGTGCTTCGGGTCGCAGGTGCCACGACAGATGATTTCTTTACCGGCTTCTCAGAGGGGAACGCATCTGGGAAGACCTGCCGCATCCGGTTATTGATGCGGTCATAGTATTCATCACTGGTTGGACTTACCCCACTTTCCACAAGTTTTCGATGAACCGTCAGTGCAAGAGCAGTCATCTCGTCGTCTGTACCAAACCACGGATTGGCTTCTTGCCACGCAGAGGCTTTGGGATCGACTTGAACCTGTTCTTGCTGAACTGGTTGTGGTGCGGGTTGTACCGCAGGTTTTTCTTCTTGTAAAGGGGCGGGCTTGAAATTATTAACCCGGTCTGCCCGAATCTTTGCTGCCGTCAGTTCTTCCTGGGCTGTTACCAACGCATCGGCATCACCTGATTCATAGGCTTCCTTGTATTTGCGCTTGGCCTCTTCAACCTCGTTTTGGACAACCTTTTTGGCTTGATCCAAAAGAACTTGTTGAGTCTGCCCCTGCGAACTCTGGAGTTTCTTGTTCTCCTCCATGAGTTGTTGTGCAAGCCGCACAGCCTCTTCCCGCTCACGGAAAGCAGCCTCTTTTGCCCGGCGCTCTTCGTGATAACCCTTAGAAAAGTGTTGGATGCGCTTCTTAACCCCGTCTGAATACTGGGCAAGTTCCTCATCCGTCACCTCCGAGGGAGGCTCCTTCATCGGGGGGCGGTCACGATCCTCTGGAGGGGTATCGTCCACCACCTCAATCTCAGGCTCGCTTTCACCCTCGACTTCAAACTGAATCTCGTCTTGTTTCTTTTCCTCAGACTGCTCGTCTGGGAATTTAAACGCTTCTTGATCAAGTGGCATGTGATCCTCCTTATGCCCGCGAGATGCCACGCGGGTCTTGCACCACGGCTTCCACGCTGTCGTCATTGATGATGCGGAACTCACGCCCGTGAATCTTCACGCGGGTGCCTGTGTTGGGTCGAACCAGAACGAAGTCGCCCGGTTTACACGAGGGTCCACTGGGGAAGCGGCTCTTATCGCCGTAGGCGTCCGGCCCCATCTTCATCACAAACAGTACAGGGGACATGACTTCCTCGAAGTGCATGGTCTGCCCTGACTTGACGATCCCGCTCTCATACTCCCTTTCAATCTCTGGTAGCGCACAGAGCAGGTGGTAGGTGGAAGGATCGGGAAGTTGCTTGGCCTTTTCCTCTGCCGTCTCGGGCAGGGTAGTTGGGACAGCGTCTTCGCCAGTACTCAGGAGGATTTCACTCATCTTCGTTTTTCTCCATCTTTCGCACGAGGTCGGTGATAAACATGTGTGCGGTAGAGAGACCCCGGACCTCTCCGCACATACTGCGGTACTCGGCATAGTCCCGAGCACCACCATCTATAAGGGCTCGGGCGATGGATTCCCGAGTCTCCTCAATGTCTTTCAATACCACGGAAAACGCAGTGGTTGCCATTTAAACCTCACTGTTTTGGAATGCCCGGCTTGGGGCGTGGCTTCATTACTGTCTTGAGCATGTCAGCCCGCATTTTCTTGTCGGCCTGACGGTTCTGGTTTGCCAGACGGGCTTGCTCCTTTTGTCTCTCAACTTCAATGCGCTCACGCTCCAAGCGAATCTTTTCTTGAGCAATAGCAAAGTCGCGCTCACTGTCCTGCTCCTTGCGTTGCAGTTCTTGAGCACGGAGTTGCAGTTCTGCCTGAGCCATTTGCAGTTGCGGGTTTTGCGCCATCTGTTGGGCTTGGGCCTGTTGAGCCTTACCCATGTTGGACTGGAGCAGTTGCTGAGAGGCTTGAGCAACCAGACGGGAGATTTGCACCTCTGTCTGCTCATCCAGTTCAGCATCGGGCGGAGTAAGCGGCACGCCCAACTGTTCTTCGACCTGTTGACGGTACGCAAAGGCCATGTGCTCTGCGACGTGAGCCATGATGGCTGCGCCCATCTGTTGGGCCATCGGAGACTGCCCGATCATCTGAGCCACCATCGGGTCCTGGAGCAACGCCATGTGAGTGGCGATGTGGGCCTGATGGTCCTGGTAGATGAATGCCTTTGTTGGCTTGCCCGTCAGGAATGACATATTTTCGCTGATCGGGTCACGAGGCTTCTGGTCTTCCTCAACAGGGACCAACTTCTCTGCGTTCTTGATGCCAAGAACTTCCAACATCTGCCGGTGCAGGTTGGGTAGGTCATAGATTTGAGGAGCGCCCTGAGCCAACTGGAGAGCGGCTTGGTACTGCATGATCCGCTGCGCCATCGTGGCGGCGTTTGGATCAGAGACCGGGATCACCTCAACCAAGTCATAGTCAGACTGCTTGGCAGCGCGGTTTCCTCCTACGGGAATGTAGGAATAATCCGGCGGCATGTAGTCCCGAATAATCTGCTTCAGGAGTTTGAACTCCATCTTCAGGCTTGCATGCACGCGAGCCTGAACAGCAGACATCGTCTTGAGTTGCCGCTCAAGCAGAGCCAACGTCGTACCCACTGGTGCTTGGGACGACATATCGCTGAACTTCAAATCACCAATAGCAGCAAGGCGACGGCCTTCATCGGTGATCTTTTCAAGGAGAGCCGCTAGAACTTGGCTTGGCTCCTTGTATGGGAGCGGCATGATGTTGTCACGCAGCGCCCCCGAGGGGATGTCTACATCTCGGAACTCACCCGGTGCGATAGGCGTGTCGTCGCCCTTGACACGAAGACCTCTGGTTTTGAGTCCACCCGGCAGATTGCTGAGTGTGCCTGCGTCCACCAACTGGCGAATAATCGCGGTCCCTGCACGAGCATAGCCACCAACAATATGAATGAAGCCAAGGCCATAAGCACCAAAGCCAGGGATATAAGTGTACTGAACGAAGTGCTGTCGTTTGAGTTTTCGGGGGTCTCGCTCATCCCAGTTCCGTCGGATTGATAGAACCGTTGAGGTACCTCGTTCGATGGTGATGACGTATGGGAGGCCGATCCCCGTTTCTTCGCCTTCATCATCCGTATCTTCATAGCCCTTCAGATTCCAATCAACGTGAATCTCAAGCACCTGATACCGATCATCATCGGTAAGGGTGTAGCCCTGCTCTTCCGCCTTCTTCTTCTCAATGTCCGTGAAGATTCTGACCGGCTCACCCAGTTCGGTGTGACGGTAGAAGCCCGCAGCCATCAATTTATTTAAATCATTTTCCGTCTTACGCATCACGTGGGTGACGCGCTCTGCGGTGTAAACATTGGCAGCCCCATAGGGGATGATCATGTCTTCTGCTTGGATGTACGGAGCCGTCTGGCGTCCAATGGTCGGGTCGTAGTAGACCTTTTTAAACGCTGCTCCGGCCAGACCGAGGGAGTACAGCAGGCGCTCATGCTCCGGGCGGTACTCGATCATCTCGTCCGTCAAGCGGTAGTTCATGTCATCACGGACACGTTCTGCCGCATCTTCGTTTTTGCGAGTGACTTCACCAATGATCTGAGTCTTGACCGGGCCTTGAGCCGGGAAGGTCTCGGTGATCATCTCTGACTGGAAGCGGATGGCTGCTTCAGTCAGGATTGGAGAGTAGACACCGCAGGCTCCAAGCCAGGGTTCAGCACGTTCTTCGTACTTCATGCCCAGGACTTCAAGTCCTTTGACATACATGTCTGCCCAGTCTTTGCGGGAGTTGATGTCCGCATCTACCAGACCAATCAGTTCGGAGGCCAGACCTTGTAGGTCTCCCTCGTCCATGTATTCCGCGAGGTTGGCATCGAAGTCTTCGGCAGTCTCTGCTTCCGGCTCCAATTCAATCTCTAAACCACCAACCCCAATCTTGACAGATTCGGGATCTTCGATTTCAATCTCAACCATTGGTTCATCTCCCATCTCTTCTGGGAGAAGGGGAACCATTGCCGGGTCGATATTGGTTGCCATATAAATCCTCAGTAGTACGCAGCCCTACGGGGCTGAACGGGGGAGGAATCGTTCTCATCCGATTCCAGTTTGATCAGGCCACCTGCTCGAAAGCGCAGCATGGCTTGGACTGTTGAGTCCACCAAGTCGTCGTGATCCGCATTTGGGAACGAAGCCATCTGTTCAATCACTTCCCTGGCCCATCTCCTGTCTGGAGCCCAGACCTTTCCAGAGCGAAATATATCCGCTACTGAGTTCAAACGGGCAAATTTGTCGTTAGGAATCTTCTTAGTCCCCCGGGTCGGGGTGTACTCAGAAACAATCAGTCCCATCGCCCGAAGTTCGTACACAAGAGGAGCCCCTGCCGCTTTGGCTTCGATCAGACACACGTCCGGCTCCCACTCTTTGTACATGTCAAATGCTTTATCCTTTAGTTCCGGGAACTCCATGCGCTTCTGAAACGCATCCAACAAGATCAAGTGGGGGTCTCTTTCGTTCTCATCCTTATGGAACACGCCCCAAGTCGTGCAAGCCGAGAAGTCGGCCCGTTCTGACTTCGTAAACGCGGTATCCCACGACTGAATGATGAACGAACACTGCGGCGGATCGTCCTTTTCCCAGACATTCCACCACTCTCTCTTGACAATCGCGCCCTCTTCACCCGTTGGGCTCTGCTGATACTGAGCATTCCACTTGGCCGGGGGAAGTTCTTCCCTCAAAGCCTCCAATTCCGGCAAAGACCAGAACTCCGGCCACAAAGGTTTGCCAGAAGGCATGATCGCCGGGAGTTCAATAACCTCCCACTCCTCGGTTTTGTCCCGAGAAGCCGCATCCTTGATGATCCGACCGGTCAAATCCTTCTCAGACCACCGAGTCATCACCACCACAATCGCCCCACCAGGCTGTAAACGCTGTCTTGGACCAGAGGTGTACCACTCATACACCTTGTCAAACACTTCCGGGTTCCCCGCCGCCAGTGCAGCCTCCTGTTCCGAGTGCGGATCATCAATGATCAACAAATCCGCGCCCTTACCCGTCACAGTTCCACCCACACCAATCGCAAAATACTCCCCATTTTTGTTAGTAGCCCACCGGCCAGCCGCTTTGGAGTCCTGCCTCAGCGAAACATCAGGAAAAACGCCCGCATACTGCTCGCTCATCACCAAGTTTCTGACCTTGCGACCAAAGTTCACAGCCAAATCAGCCGTATTACTCGTCTGAATCACCTTCTTATTGGGAAATCTACCCAAAAACCACGAGGGCAACAGATAACTCGCAAACTCAGACTTAGTATGCCGGGGGGCCATATTGATAATCAGCCTCTTAACCTTCCCCTCAGCAATCTCCTCAAACTTCTTGGCCATCAAAGCATGGTGCCGACCATGCACAAACCCCGGCCACATCGTCTTCACATAGTGCATGAACGACTTCTGAGACTTCTCCCTCTCCAAAGCCTCCCTGTACTCAGCCACCTGAGCCAATAAAGCCTCCTGCTCCGCAACAGGCAACCTATCAATCAACTCTTCTAACTTCATTCCAGATTCTTAAAGTTCACATACACAGGCCGAACAGACCTCCGACGGCCATCCAACCTCTTCAACGCACCCAACTCCACCAACCTATCAACAATCTTCTTCGTATTCCCCAACCCCATCTTCCCCCGAACATACGCAATATCCCTCAACGAAGGCGCAAACCCATACTTCTTCCACCACTCATCCACCACCAAAAAAACCTCCCTCTGCGCCGGACTCATACCCACCTCCAACTCACCCCTATCCCCCCAAACACGCCTCATCTCCTTCGCCCCAACCACCACCGTCGGCCGACGAATCGCGTCTTTTCCCTTCAAAATCAACAACTTAGCACCCGTTTCTTCAACCATTTTGTGTCATCTGGTAACGTTACCACCCTGCCACGGAAAATCAACAACTTACGAGCGTTTCTTAAAGCACTTTATGTCATGTGGTAACGTTACCACCCCCACATCTATGGTACCTAAATAGAAGATGACGGGGGGGTCTCCCTATCTGAGGGGGTGGGGGTCGCGTTGGTGGAGTCCAAAATGGGTGGGGGTACCGACACTTCGGGTGGGATAGTATGCATATGTGCGCGGGACTCCAAATGCAGCGCCTGGGGGGTGGCGCTGGGGTGGGGTTCGTCCTGCGCTGATTCCACAGAGCCGGGGGCCGGGTTCGATTCCGCCGATAGTTCCGCCAGTAAATCCGCCGCTTGGGTTTCCACAATGGTGGCATCCTGCGCGCCGTCACGGATTAACCGCTTTAGTTCGGCCATCACATTAGCCTTAGCGTCTTCGCTACTGGATATCGTCTTAACCTCTTTACGCTCAGTAAATGCGGCAACTTCCGTCACGGTTCCCAATACCTTGGCCGCCGCTACCTTTACGCTATCTTTTGTTTCCGGGTTAATTACTACAGAAACTAGGGATTGGATTACCAATTCTCTTAGAGCGGCAGGGGTTCTATATCTCGCCGCTTCTATTGCCTGTTCGTAGGCATCGACCTCAGCCCTGATTCTTTCGTCGCGTGCCAAGAGGTACGGTTTGGACACTAGGGTGTTGCGACTGGCGTCTGCTTTGTATGCTGTCCTATATGCGTCAGCCTTAGTGGCGCCCTTGGCTACCTCAAGGGCAAACCGCTTTTGTTTGGCGGTTAGTTCCCGGGAAACGTCTTTACCTAGGATGTTCTCCACAGGGACTGTTGTCAGACCTTCCCTTATTTGCTTTCTAGTGAGTTTCATACTGGACTGTTGCCCTTCGGGCTTGCGTTAGTTGCGGCCTCCATCATAGGGGAACAAAGCCGGAACATCAAGCAACACGCCCCCAGCGCGCATAGCCCCAGCCTATCGACCACCAGGCGCCCATTAGAACAATCAATTGGACACACTCTATGCAACACATAGGATAGCGACTGTCCTATCACCTACATGGAGTGTCTCTATGCTTACCCTTGACTACATCCAAGACCCGGGTCACGGATGGATTGCCGCCGATATCCAATCCCTTCGCGCCTATGGACTGACGGACAAAGTGTCTGCCTACTCATACCGTGACGGCGATACGGTTTGGCTAGAAGAGGATTGCGACGCGGGTCTGTATATCCGCGCCCTTCAGTCCGCCGGAGTCGCGTATCGCATCAAAGAAACGCACACAAACCGTGACGCGTTTGTCCGTCGTCTTCCACGTTTCCATGCCTAAAACAAACCGCTCCCCTTCGGGGGAGTCAACTGGGAGAGTAACCATGCAAACCATACTGTTCGCGATTCCGCCGCGCAGACTGAACAAAACCCGTGCCGAATCCATTACTGGCAGTCTAGGCAAACCGTCAAAAATGCCCGGGCTTGCCTATGGAATCTCTGCCAAAAAATGTAATGTTGGCGGAAAACTAGCCCTTGTCCCGGGTTCGGTTTGTGCGGATTGCTATGCCATGCGCGACAACTATTCCTACCCGTCCGTACAAGCCGCGCACGAAAAACGGTTTTCGGGCCTGTCGTCCATATCGTGGGCGGATTCAATGGTTTTTCTGATCCGCCGATCGGGTGAAACTTATTTCAGGTGGCACGATGCGGGCGACCTTCAATCCTTCCAACACCTACTGGATATCGTCCGAATCGCGGAAGCCTTGCCTAGCGTGGCATTCTGGCTACCTACAAAAGAAAAGGGCCTGATCTACCGCTACCGGGAAGTTTTCGGGGATTTCCCGCCGAACCTATGCGTGCGACTGTCGGGCGCAATGATAGACGGGAACCCTCCCGCATATGACGGGAACACTTCTACCGTACACAAAGCAAACGCGCCGATCGGGTCGGAGTGTGAAGCATACACGCGCGGCGGAAAGTGCGGAGAGTGTCGCGACTGTTGGAATCGCGATATCAAAAATGTGTCCTATCCGAAACACTAAGGGGTAAAAAATGAGTATCTATCAGGAACACGGATTCGATTCCCGCCGCGAGTATTTGCTAGACCTGGCGGACTGTTGCGGGGTTGACCCTGAGATCGTTTTCGCACTGGCGGATTTGCTTGGGCCGAGCGAAGATTTTGACGGGCTAGTAAATGCGGTGGAAGATGCCGCGATGGGGTGTTAAGCATGTATCCCTTCATAGTTTCGGGTGAAAAACCCGTTTTTCTGTGCACATGGGACGGGGACAACGTGGAAGTGCACACGCGAGAATCCCTGCGCGATATGTACGGGGACACAAACCTATTTGATGAAGATAGGGACTATTGGGGATATGAAATCGGGGAGTTGATGACATTCGAGCAATTGTTGGAACACTTGACCACAAACCCGATTGACATGGGCCGGGTGTTCTATAACGACAACATGACCATTCAACGGATCAAATGAGGAAGCAAATGCCAACATTTGAAGAGCGGCGCAAGGGCGCAATGGACGTTTTAGGGGCGGTGCTGTTGGCGGTTTTCGTCGGTGCACCATTGGTCGTTTATTTTTGGAGAATGACACCATGATCCACGCAGAAGCAAAATATATTCAGATGGGCTACAAGTATGAAAAAGCCGCCAGTACTGACCAGGCGCGCGCGGTGGCAGGAATCATCCGCCGCATGATTGAAGCCGAGAGCGTAGAAGATCGGGCAGAAGCCCGGTATCTAGTCGAGCGCGGGCGCAAAGAAGCCCGGTCTTACCATTAAAAAGGGTGACGAAATGTTTTCTGTCCGCATAACTCATCAGGGAGGGGAGTCGAAAGACTTTCCCCTTGAGATATACAAGAGTTCCATTTTCGTGGGGTCTGAATGGATACCCTGCGGCAGTTTCTTCGTGCCCGAAGAAGCAGAGGAATACATGGGATTGGAAGGGGAAACCATCGTCTATGCATTCCATGAAGGCCGTGTAACACGAGACTGTTTGGATGACGAAGCAACTGGCTATCTTTCGTGGGAGTTGCTACTGGATGGCAAGCCCTGCACACATGAAGAATTTTCTATTGCAATGATGACAAAACTTGGAGCGCCGACCTATCGAATCCCCAGTAACCTTGACCACAAGTATCGCGGATGCGGTAACGGGGTAGTTACTTTGGATAAGACGAGTAAGAAAGTATTGGACTTTTCCTACACGGATGAAGACTTGAAACCGATGGAGGATCAGAACATTGAGATGTGCAAGGACGCAGGGAGAAAGATACAAGAAGACGATAAGACCGTAACCTATCGCGCCAACTTTTCCTCATACCAAATCTGCCTGTATTGACCATGAGCGCATACAAACAGGGCTACCTAGCCGGATATCACTTCGGGGATATCGCGCCCGACCCTACCTACAGGGGTGAAGAACTGCGCCAGTATTGGCGTGGGTTTGAACAGGGCGAGATTGACCGGGCAATGGGCACATTCAACGATGGAGCAAAAGATGAAAGACAACCTAGTGCAACTGGTTCAGCGACCAAGTAACGATAACGACTACCTACACGCAGCGTGGGTGATGGAAGAAGGCGGAAGTTTTGCCGCCGCGATTGGCGATGCGTACATCGCAGCCGATCCCCAGAATCGGGCGCGACTGCGGGCCGCTTTCCCGGATCTGTTTACGCAGTTTTTTAATCTGTATCTACAACGCAACAATTGAAGGAAAGTGAAATGAAGATCGAACCAAATGAATTGACTCTGTTGGACGCATACGAACTGGGCATCGATGATGGACTGATGAACGGGTCAGAAGTTGCATTGCATGAGGGTCTGATCGGAGAGGACACCCGCTCTCTGTGGGCCTATCGCCGGGGCTATGACCACGGGGTTGCGCTTTATTGCGAAATCAAACACCCTGAAGGAGCAACAGCATGAAGATCAAGACCAACGAACTGACCGGGGCCGCTCTTGATTGGCTGGTGGCAAAGTGTGAGGACACGCTGTTGGATTCGACGCTGTACCAATACTCAACAGATTGGGCATGGGGTGGCCCGATCATTGAGCGCGAGAGGATTGATCTGTATTTCATTGGGCACGATGCAGTCGATAACGGGCTACCAATATGGCGAGCCGAAAAATTGGGGGAATGGGGAGAGGACGGCCCAACGCCATTGATTGCAGCCATGCGGTGCTATGTGGGTTCCGTAATTGGCAACGAAGTGGAAGTCCCCGACGAACTGGCAGAGGTGGCAGTATGAGAGTCTACGAAGTGGAATACCGCCGCACCTCATACATCACCGTTACCGTGGAGGCCAACTCAAAAGAGGAGGCCGATGAGAAGGCATGGCAGGAAATCGAGCATGACCGCGCCGATATCAACGATGCCTGTTGGGAACTTGAGTTGATTCAAGAGGTAGAAAATGAAGCCGGATAAGAAGCAAGCCCTTGTCTCGGCCTACCTCATGGGAGCCAGAGCGCGGACGCATGAGGACATGGTGGCAGCAGTCCGTCTGTCCAAAGTGTTGGAAAGCGCCCTCACCCCACGGGAGGTGGATGAATGCAAACTCCAGGCGGAGTTGGAGTTAGACCCCATGCGGGAGTATCATGGGTTCGATGGATAAATCCAAAACCTTCTTCGGCATCTACATCTACGAAGATGAGAAGGGATACCTTCGCATCCAAGCAGACCACTACGGGCCGGGAATGAACTCCTACACCCTCGGCATGGAGTTGCTGGGCAGAGTGCTTGACTGTGAGATGCACAACCCGGAACGGGTGAAGGTCGAGCCTCTAGCCTACCTTCCGCGTCCGCAGTAGTTTGTCCAACGCCATCGCAGACCTGAGTAGGCCAACTTCTCTCTGCATATCGTTGAAATCGTGCCCGACTGTGGGGGGCAAGAAATAGGGGAAGCCAATCCGTTTCGCGGATTCTTCCCCTGTTTTGCTTTCGTCGTTGTCCGCTACCACGAAGCCCGGGCCGTGCACTAACGCGACCTTTTCCATGTTCCCTGCCGAGAAGCAGACATGGAGGGTGTACTGCTTCTTCAATGACTTGAGAGCAGCGCGGATTGAAAGTGCCGTGGCGTAGCCCTCGCAGTAAATGTGCGGCCCCTTGTTATCGAAGATGAACTCGGCCTGTGAAGTCCGCTGCCCGAACAGAAACTTCTTACCGCCCTCCTGGTCGATCAACTGGCAACCGACCAACTTCCCGGCAACCCGCATGGGGATCACCAAGGTTTGCTTGCCATCGGCGGGTAATACGAAGCCGATCTGATCCTCGAAACCCTTGGCCTTGAGGTAGTCATGTCGGGCTTGATCGCACCTGTCCATGATGAACTGTGCTTTCTGTGCCGCTTCCCGCTGCCGCCGCTCGGTATCGTCCTGCGCCTTCTGAACCACGCGAGCCAGTTTCGCAGGATCAAAAGTGGTGGGCTTATCCGACTTCCATACAGAAACTTCTGTCTGCGTAGCGTGGTTCTGCACGAAGCCGTGATCGCCCATGAACTTGACCGCGCCGTTGCGCTTGTGTGGGTGATCGTCTGTTGGGAATCGCTTCCAAACCCCCAAGGGGGGCACGCTGTCAATCAGGATGCCGTGGGCACGGCAGAACTGAACGAACTCCATCAGTAACCCTTCTTGATCCTGTTGATGTAGGCGCGAAGCCTTTGCTTGATGAACTTCTCAATCTCGGGAGAGGGTGCTTTGGGATGAGAGTGAAGACCTCTAGGCCACACGCCAAACTTCTCCCGGTAGGTGTGAGCAGCACGCCCGTTCGACCATCCCTGATACTGGATGTACCAGTTGAGCATCGACCACCAATCCTGCTTGGTCGCGTGAGATTGCATCGCGCCGAGTTCTTCCATCTGACCAGGCACAGACACAACCTGAGACTTCCGCTCCCGCACATGGCCGCAGTTGGTGCATGTATCCGATCCACTTGGCCACAGAGCCTCACACACGGGGCAAGTGGAGTCTTTCTTCTCCTTCTCGGAGGGTTCCTTCTTGGCCTTCTCCTTGCCGTCATCCAACTCATGGACACCGTTTTGGAAGATCTCCTCCCAATCATCTCGGAATCGAAGGTAGTTGCCGGAGTGGTCGAGCCAAACCGCGAACTCTTTCCCGGGTGAGCCGCGCATGATCCGGCCCATCTGTTGGATGTGAGAGGACAGAGATTTTGAGAAAGGCCGAGCAGAGATACCAATCAGGACATCGGGAACATCGAAGCCTTTGGTCAGGATGTCCGTGGCAATCAGCCCGTGAATCTCTGTGTCGGGCTTGCTGAAATCCTCGATCACATCCCGCTTGAATTGATCGTCGTCCCGGTACGAAATGGATACGAAGTTGTAGCCCTGCTCTGCGAACTTCCGCATCAGATCTGTGCCGTGATCAACCCCTGCACAGAAAACGATGGTCTTGACTGGCTTGCCAAAGATCTCGTGCGTCTTCTTCACCCACTCGGCAACGATGTCACCGGTGATGACCATGCCCCGCTTGGTGATCTCATCCTGCGACCACTCCCCGGCTACCTTCTTCGCGCCCTCCATGTTGATCTCCTTGGAGATGAACACGCGAAGGGGAACCAAGACCTTCTGCTCCACCAAATCTTTGGTGGTGACTGTCGAGATAACATTCTCGTAAATCTTGCCGAGTCCCTTGGTGAAAGGGGTTGCGGTCAAGCCGATCACCCGGACATCGGGGTTGGCCTTGATGAACTCGACTGTCTGCTCCCGGGTCTGATGGGCTTCGTCCACGATGAGAAGGTTCAGCCCGGGGAAAGAGCCGCGCCGCTCAAGGGTCTGAGCCGAGCAGACTTGGATGTTCTCGTAGGGTCGATACCTCCAATGCCCTGATTGCAGTACCCCATGATCGATGGAGTACCGCTCCAGGCGTTGGCTCGTTTGGTCGCAAAGGATGATGCGGTCAAGAAGCATCGCGGCCTTGTTGCCCTTGACTTTTGTCGCGTTAAGCAGAGCAATTGCCATCTCAGTTTTCCCCGCGCCCGTGGGGGCGTAGAGGATCTGACTGCGCTTGCCCTGCGCGAACCCTTGACGAAGGGCCTCAAGGGTCTGCTCCTGATATGGACGCAGGTTCAGACCCATCACTCAACCCCGGCGTCTTTCAACTTCTTCTGAAGCATCTTGATCTGCTTCTTCATCTGCCCGTTCTCAGATTGGAAGGTGTCGCGGCTAACGGTCAGGGCTTGGTTCTCGATCTTGAGAAGCCTGATCTCCTCGCGGAGTTCCTCGATCAACTTCTCAGCCGACTGCTTCTCCTCGGGCGTGGCCTCCATCAGTTCGATGGCAAGACGCTGCGTCAACTTCTGATTCTCTTGAACCAGTTCGTCGATCACTTCCTGCTTCTGATCGTGCTCTTCGATCTCAGGTTCGACCTCGACGGGCTTCTCTTTCGGTTCAGCCTTGGCCTTGGAAGTGGTAACGTTACCAGTCTCGGGCTTCTGCATCGCGGCCCGCATCTTCTGCACGAAGGGGTGCGAGACATGGCACTGGCGGGCGATCTCCCGGTCTGACCACTCAGACCATTCGATGTCCTCAAGCATGGTCATCACGGCCTTGCGCTTGTCCTCAATGGATCGGCGCAGACCATGAGAATGGTTGGCCGACAGGGAGTACAGCACCGCATCCCGAAGAGTCCCGGTGATCACATCGCAGTTGATCGAAGCCTTCCCTGCGTGTTGAGCCGCGAGCAATCGATGGAAGCCGTCTGCCAGGTAATACTCCGTTCCGTCATGCACGACCGAGATCGGCGGGAACTCCACGCCCTCCTTGAACAGTTCTGCGTACTCGCTGACCACGACCTGATCCAACTTCTCGCGAGACTGCGTGCCGCCATCGATGCGGATGGCCTTGATGTTGACTGACTTGATCACTCCATGTCCTTTCGTTGTTTGGGAGGGGTGCATAGTACTGCGAACGGGCATCGCTGTCAACGGGTAGGTTCACCCCCTTGTCATCAGGTAGAAAGATGTATAAGATGGCCGCTCACTTCAGGAGAGAACATGGAAAAGCACCCCCCGGTCTGGCCCTTCCCGACCTACAAGGGTCAGCCATACAAGAAGCCGAAGTTCGATCCGTCGAAGTGTCCACCAGCACCTTTTTAAGGAGAGAGAAATGAACGACACATTGACCACGATCTTGATTGGAGCCAGCGTTATCGCTTGGTTCACGCACATCTTTACCTGCTTTGCAGAGGGTCTGTGGGGCTTCCTGATCGCGGGCGCCTTGCTCTTCCCCATCGGCATCCTGCATGGCTTTTACCTGTGGTTTAGGTGAGGTAACCATGAGCAACGACGCAAAGAAGACGATGCCGTGGATTCCTGTGGGTCACCCCGATTTCAAGTGGCGATCAGGCGCGGATGTGCAGGCTACATGGCATCGCTACACCGGATGGACTCCGCCAAGCGCAGGCCGGGAACCTGTGTATGTTGAGACTCGCACGCCGGATTGGGCCAAGGTCAGGAGGGTGAAGTGATGCACCGCTATGAAGACGACGGCATGGATTTATTGGGTTGCGTTGCCGCGATTGCGGTAGCAGCAGTCATCTTCCTTGTGATCTTCATAGGAGTGAAGCATGGAATTTGAAACAACTTGTTGCGACATCCCCTGCATCGTCCGAGTGACTGCATGGGAGCCGTACCGCCCGGCCTTCATCAGCGGCCCGCCTGATAACTGCTACCCCGCTGAGGGTGGATGTGGGGAGTGGGAGTTGTTGGACTTGGATGGCAATCCGTCTGCGGAGCTGGATAAGTTGGTTCGTACCTATCCGCAGGTTGAGAGAACCATCGATCAGGAAGTGTTTGACTTCATGGAGGGCACATGAAATGGCTTGGTGAATTCATCGTCCTGTACTGGCTGATCACCGTCTTGGTCGTGGTGTTCCTCGCCCCGTTCGTGACGCTGATGATGCTGCTGACTTACTTGTGGGGAATGGTATGAAGAAATGGATTGCAGTCTTGGCGCTGTGCAGCGGCACCGCCCAAGCAGAGTTCTATTCGGGCAACGATCTGTTGCAGAAGATGGACGGAGAGTTTTCTGATCGAAGTTTGGCGCTTGGTTTTGTGGCCGGGGTGGCAGATGTCTGGACGAACATTTCAGTCTGCCCTCCGAAGAATGTCACTCTTGGGCAGGCCCACGACATCGTGCGGCGCTACCTTGTGGACAACCCGCAGACTCGCCATTTCACTGCCGAATCCCTAGCAAAGAATGCATTGGAGAGGGTTTGGCCTTGCAGAAGGGGTGCAGGGGTATGAGCCTACGAACAGCAGCGCAGCAGGCGCTTGAGGCGTTGGGCAAGTGGAGTAGTGGCCGCGACATAGACGCTGTGCAACTGAACGATCTGATCGCCACGCTTGAGTCCGCGCTGGAGCAGCCGGAGCAGGCAACTGGTAAGGAATCCTTACAAGTTGGTCAGGAGGAGCCAGAAGGGGGGTGGCAGTCTGCCCCCTCCCCTCAAGTGACGCAGCGCATTGCAGACATGCCCATGTCCGAGTACCGGCGTGGCGTGAACGATGGGTTCAAGTTGGGCTTGCGAGAGGGACGCATCAAGGCCGAGGACGAGATGCGGGAGCAGCCGGAGCAGCCGGAGCAGCCGGTGGCGTGGCTGGAATCGCCATACGGTTCAATCAGGATGAACACAACAATGCGGTTTCAGTTTCCTCCGCAAAGCCTGAAGTGGAAGATACCCCTCTACACCCACCCACCGCAGCGCAAGCCGCTGACGGATGAGGAGATTCTGTTGGACGAAGTGCTGCGCTACCACTTTGGCTGCAACGGCGGGGCAGGCCCGGTTTCACAAAAGGGAATCAAGATCATCAGAGCCATCGAACGCGCACACGGGATTGGAGGTGAAGCATGACCCCGCAAGAAGTCATCCACATCAAAGCCGCCAAGTACGCCAACACCTGCAAGGAGCAGTTTCTTCAGAAGGTCAAGGAAGGCGTCATCGAACCCCGCACCAAGAAGATGGAAGGGTGGATATGGATGGCCCACTACGAAGGCTACAGGGATGCGCTGCAAGATCAAATGAAGGAAAGCACATGACCCGAGACGACATCATCCGACTGGCAGTCGAGGCAAAACTTGTTTGTCATTGGGACGGCGGCTGTGCTTCCGCTTGGGTGGAAGGGCACGACCTGACACCATATCTTGAACGCTTCGCCGCCCTTGTTGCCGTGCAAGTCGAAGCAACATGGCAAAACAGATACCTGAAGTTGATGGACTTGATGGAGGCACGAGAAGGCCAGCCGAACAAGCCATGCTGTCTAGCCGAGCGTGAGGCGTGTGCGAAGGTGTGTGATGAAGAGGGACTGCACATAACTGCATCCATCATCAGAGCAAGGGGGCAGGAATGAGCGGCGACCACAACGCAAACCAGAAGCCCAAGCAGACTAAGGAAGAGCGCGAGTACCACCGCAAGCGCGGGGCAGAGATACTGGCTCAGATACAGGCGGCGCGAGAACCCAAGGAAAAGCGGGGAGTGTCTGAGAGATCAGTGCAAGTGACCATCGGCATGATGAGAACCCTCGCAAACAAAATCCCCATCAGCCCGTTTTACCTACACGCCGCAGACCAGATGGAGCGGATGCTTGACGAACTGATTCGATTGAGGAACAAACATGACAGACAAGAAACTGAAACTTGAGATTGCACCTGGAGCCTTCGACAACTTTGAAGGCACACAGGAAGAACTGGACGAGATGATGGCCGCGATTAAACAGATGATGGAGGACGGCACTCTGTTTGAGAACTCGACAGAGGTTCCCCCCGAGGAGGCAGAACTCATCTGGCAGCGGCTTGGCAACATAAAGGATCGGCAGTGAAACACATCACCCTTCTCATGCGCTGCCACGCACTCTTGCGTAGAGTTGACACCGTCACGCCCGAAGGCCGTCTCACCCTAGACGGGGACAGACTGGCCAAAGAGATCAACGACTACATCAATCAGATCGGCAGTCATCACCACAACTGTTGGGCGCAAGGGCCGGAGCACTACGTGTGCGCCTACGAGCGAATTAAAGAACTAGAGCAGCAAATCAAGGACCAAGAGAATGTTCGTCCTGCCGAAGTACACATGGGACAAGGATCGTGAACTCTGTAAGAGATGTAAGCATTACCGACCGAGCGAAGACCGTGCTCGCATCTACTCTGGCAACTTGGTCATGCGCTGCGCCGCCAACCCCTTCACAGCCAGTAAAGGCATCGGTACCTGCATCGACAACCGCACAAGAGGACCGTGCGGAAAAGACGGGCGCCTGTTCGTGAGCGCCGATCAGCGCCAGTCGGTCTGATCCCAGTTTCCTTTGCCGTGATTGCATTCATGGCAAAGGATCTGTAAGTTGCTTAACTCCAAGGCCAAGTGAGGGAACAACTTCCTCGGCTTGATGTGGTCTACGTTCATCACCGCTCCGGTGGCGGGCGTAGCCCCACAGCACATGCACTTCGGCCCATACTTCTTCAGCGCCTGCATCCTTAACTTGCGCCACTCGTAGGTTTCAAGGAAGGAATCAGAAGCCACCGCAGGACTGACAGTCCGAACTCTTGGTTGGCGTCTGGCTTTTCTTTCAGCCCGCACAGCCGCTAGTTGCTTCCTGTTATCAGAGACATGGGCCTTGAGTGGCTCTAGGTTTGCCTTCAAGAAGTTCTTTGCAGACCCTGACCAAGTGTCCTTTCCCAAGACCTTGAGAGCGTAAGGCAACGCCTGTGCGTATACGCCCATCCCCTTGAAACTTGAGCCGGACAAGTAGACGAGCGCACGAGCGACGGAAGAAAGTTCGTTTGCCTCTTTTTTAGGCACGCCATCCCCCTTAATACATGTATTTGATATTTATCACCCAAAAACCCCCCCTACCCCCACAGCGGGAGATAGGAAGGGATCAGGCGTCACCCCCTTACGGGATCGTCATGCCAACGATTGGTTACGTTGTGCCCCCGGCTTGACGATTCAACCAGCCGCACGGATTATTCAGGAACTGCCCCCTAGCCTTGCGGCATACCGTGTACCCTTTCAAGCCCGGGTTATGGCTCCCGCATGTGAGGTAGCTGCGGGGCAACCGTCTGTGTCGTCGCTCAACGGGCGAAAAAAAACCGCTAGAACAGACCCCGTTGGCACTTCACCTGTAGTGGCAGGTGAGACCCCAAAGGGGTCGGAGTCTGATCTAGCGGCTCTTCCTGCTAAGTGCCAACAAAGCAGTGATCGAATTGTGAGGGAAAGAAATCCCCCTTGTCAAGCCCCCTCCAAATACGACACGGTGTCGTTTTTGACCGGGCAAAAAAAAGACCCCGCCGGAGCGAGGTCAACCTTTCTCAAGGAGGAGAGTAACTGAACACTTGCGCCCTCAACAGCGCACGCCGATGCTACTCCTTTGGTGGGATAACTTCAAGTAATTCGACCTTGACAAATCCCCCAACTTCATCCGCTTTCTGGATCGTCAGCCTCCACTTACTGTCGTCTACTTGCAACACGTCCACCAGGCCGTCGATCCCGGCCTTGAACCGGGCCAGACAGTTGTCCAGATCGATGGCCCTCTTGCTCGGAGGATGGAACGTCAGGCTCACATGCAGCCCCGCAGCATCGATCCGCCTAGCCCCCTGAGAGATGGCCGTCCAGGCGCACGCCAAGCGGTACTCCTTCTTGGCCTTCGCCAACTTAGACCAGTGCACCCGAGCGTTGGGACTGAGGGTCGTCGGGGGCCACGGCATGATGAATCTCATGGAAAACACCTACTCAAGTGGTAACGTTACCACCTAGCAGTTAGGTTGCTAGGGGTGTTGACAGATGCATTTCTGCCTGATACATTGTACCCCAAGTCATCAGTCAGACGGTGGCTTAATCAACCAACATAGGAGAGTAAACATGTCTGTCAAGGAAGAAACCTGCATCATCACCCCGCCCAAGTTCGGGGTCACCGACTTCTTCATCGAGGGCACTGCGCCGCTGGTGGTGGAGCGGTTCAGCAAGAAGGCCGAACTGATGGCCAAGATGGCCGAGGGCCAGTCAGCAAAGAACAAGAAGGTCCGCGATGCACGGGACTACGACAAGGAAGCAGAAGAGGCCCGCTACCGCAGTGGCGAGGGTTGGGAAGGCATGAACGCCGCAGCATTCCGTGCCGCGATGATCAGCGCCTGCCGCCTCGTCGGGTTCAAGATGACCCTTGCAAAGTTGTCAGCGTTCGTTGAGGCCGATGGCTTTGACAAGAACGATGGCGTTCCTCTGGTTCGCGTCTACGGCGAGAGCCATGTGTACACCGCTCATACCCGCAATGCCACGGGCGTGGTCGATGTGCGTTCCCGTCCCATGTATCGCAACTGGGCTGCGCGTCTGCGTGTCCGTTACGACATGGACCAGTTCAAGATGGCCGATGTCTTGAACCTTGTCTCCCGGTGCGGGATGCAAGTGGGTATCGGTGCAGGCCGTCCCGACAGCAAGGCTTCTGCCGGATGCGGGTTCGGTCTGTTCCAAGTGGTTCCTTCTGACCGCGAGAAGGAAGTGATCAAGAAGTTCAAGATCCAATAAGGCCGGTAAGGAAAGGCCGGGATAGGCGCTGTCTGTCCCGGCGAGGTACGGCAGGCGAGGCATGGGTTGTCACGGTTCGGATAGGAGGGGCGAGGTAGGGCAAGGCAGGCCAGGATCGGCCGGGAAAGGCGTGATCTGGTCTGGAAAGGCCCGGCTGGGCGGGGTACGGCAACGCAGGTATGGAAAGGCCCGGTGTGGCGGGGCTTGGACCGGTGAGGCAGGCACGGCGGGGACCGGCACGGCACGGCCTGGTGAGGCGGGGTCGGGACAGGCAGGGCAAGGCAGGCAAGTCGGGGCGGGGCTTGGCTCGAACCGGACAGGCAAGGCAGGTCAGGCGTGGCGTGGAAGAGATTGGCATGGCGAGGCGGGGACTGGCGACGCAGGCAACGACTGGAACGTTGAGTTCTGGTGAGGCCCGGTATGTTCAGGCTAGGCAGGCTTGGTGTGTCATGGAATGGTACGGAGAGGTCGGGCGTGGCAGGCAACGCAAGGCGTGGCGAGGGCAGGCAAGGCAGGCATTTATCTCCCTATCGTGGCGGGGCAGGCAAGGCAACGTGTGGCGAGGATGGTCGAGGTCAGGCAAGGTATGGCAGGCATGGCTCTGCGGGGTAAGTCGGGGCTAGGTCAGGTCTGGCAGGCAAGGATGGTCGAGGTCAGGCATGGCAGGCATGGAAGGGCGCGGCAATGTGCGGCGAGGCAGGGCTTGGTACGGCAGGCAAGGACAAGCGTGGTGCGTCTTGGATTGGTCTGGCGTGGAGAGGCAGGCGAGGCGAGGCTGGGCAAGGCATGGTGCGGTGTGGACCGGACTGGCAGGCGAGGATGGGCTTGTCTAGGTATGGAGCGGTGGGGCAGGCGTGGCATCGAAAGGACCGGCTTGGCAAGTTCAGGATCGGCACGGCAGGCGTGGCGAGGCTGGGCAAGGCATGGTCAGGCAAGGCAGGCGAGGTGTCGCAAGGCGTGGCGCAGCGAGGAACGGCAAGGCTAGGCAGGTAAGGCAGGGCTTGGTCGGGTATGGAACGGCGAGGCAGGCAAGGCCGGGCGTGGAACGGAGAGGCGCAACATGGAGTGGACAGGCAGGCGAGGCACGGCATGTCTCGTTCAGGTTTGGCAAGGCAGGCATTTAAACCAAAGGAGATAGAGATGGAACTGGAACGGAAATATCTGACAAAGATCGCCAAGCAAAACGGCGGTATGTTGATGGTCGATCAAGTGATCGAACTGGCGCGGGATGAAGACAGCATCCTGCACAAGCACTTCACTTGGGACGACACCAAAGCGGCAGAGGCGTACCGCAAGCAAGAGGCCCGAGCACTGATTCAACGGTGCAAGATCAGACTGGTCGAGAATGAGCCAGTAGAGATCCGTGCTTTCGTCAGCCTGCCCACTGATCGTGAGAACGGCGGCGGCTACCGTCTGACCACATATGTCATGGGCGATGACGGTATGAAGGACGAACTCCTGCGGGACATCAAGTTGACCATCCAACGGTGGAACAAGAAGTTGCACCTACTGGATCAAGACTTGGCTGAACTTCTCTTGGCCGTTGAGGAGAAGTTGGCAAAGAGGGGCGGCGATGAGGATAGGGCTGCGGCATGAAACTGACCAACAAGTTCAACCTTCCTCAGACGTTCATCAACGTCATCCATCGTCCGACCTACAGCAAGGGCGAGTCACACATCTCAGCCACTGAGTTGTTGACCTCACCCAGGATCGTGCAGTTGAAGCACAAGCACTGGGAGGAGTTGGAGACTGATGCGTCTGAGATGGTGTGGCAACTGTTTGGCTCCGCCGTGCACGGCATCTTGGAGCACGGCAAGGACGACCATCACATCGTTGAGCAACGCCTGTATGCCATCTTCGATGGTTGGACTCTGTCGGGTCAGATGGATCTTCAGGAAGTATTTGAGGACGGCATCATCATCTCCGACTACAAGGTCACTGGCGCGTGGTCGGTAATGAATGAGAAGCAGGATTGGCACAACCAACTGAACGTCTATGCGTGGCTCATTGCCAGGGCCAAGGGCGTACCCGTCAAGGGCGCACAGATCATCGCCATCATCCGCGACTGGTCGGCCCGTGAAGCACAGACCAAGGAAGGTTATCCTCCGTCCCCCATCGCAACCATAGAGATCCCTCTGTGGTCGTATGAGGAGCAGGAAGCCTACATCAAGAGCCGTCTGGCCCTGCACAACGAAGCGTACTTCGCTACCCATGCCGGTGGAGATATGCCCGAGTGCACAGCAGACGACATGTGGGAGAAGAAGACCAGTTACGCCGTCAAGAAGGACGGCAACGTGCGAGCCAAGAGTGTCCATGAGACACGCGAGGCAGCGGATGAAGCCCTCGCCCAGGCGCAATCAAAGGCCAAGAAGGGTGAGAGTTTCATCTTGGAAGTGAGAGAAGGTGAACGAACGCGGTGCAAGTCGTACTGCCAAGTGAGCCAGTTTTGTAACCAGTATCAGACCTATCTGAAGGAAAAAGAAAATGCAAGTCAACCTGAGTAACGAAGACATCAAGACCATCGTCAGCGCCCTCGTCAGCCGTCCGTGGTTGGAGGTCAATGATCTGATGACCAAACTCACCGGCCCGCAAATCGATCAGGCCATCAGCATTGATACCCCCAAGGTGGAAGTGCTGACGCTGCCGGTTGTGAATCTGCCGCAGACCGATGCGCCCTATGGCTTGAGGAAGGATGGCACCCCGGCCAAGCGCCGTGGTCGTCGCCCCGCTGCTAAGAAGACTACACGGAAGGCACGTCAATGAGCGATCTACAAACCGTCAACATCAGTGACCTGCTTGAGAAGAAGGGCAACCTGTCCTATCTCTCATGGGCGCACGCATGGGGCGAGGCTCTGAAGATTGATCCCGCCGCCACGTTTGAGGTTCACTCCTTCGACCGTGGTGACGGAGTCAAGCAGGCATACATGGATGTCAATGGGACCGCGCTCGTATGGGTGACGGTCACCATGAACGGCAAGCCCATGACCTGCCAGTTGCCCGTGATGAACCACAAGAATGAGGCCATCACCAACCCGAACGCCTTCGCCGTGAACACCGCCATGATGCGGTGCATGGTCAAGGCTATCGCGTTGCACGGCCTCGGTCTGTACGTCTACAAAGGTGAAGACCTGCCAGACGGTGAAGATGAAGAGGCAAAGCCCGCGCCTAAGCCTGCCGCAAAGCCCGCTCCCAAGGTCGAGCCCAAACCCCAACAGCGGGACTGGACTGTCAAGGCTAACGAAGGGCCGGAGTGGGTCAGCGATGTCTGCGTGGCTACAGCCAAACTGCTGGACGAAACCACGTCCAAGGCCGATGTCATGCAGATCTTCCAAGTCAACCGCGCTCAGTTCGACAAACTCAAGACCGCGAGTAAGTCTGACTATGATGACCTGATGTCCGTGTTCAAAGCCAAGAAGGAGAAGTTCGCATGAGTTATTCCAACAGCGGGCGTCTGTCGCCCAACCAGTACAAGAAGGACAAACAGCCTGACCATAAGGGGTCCATCACCCTTGAGCGGTCGCTCGTCAAGCAACTCCTTGAGGAGCAGGGCGATGAGATCACCATCAAACTCAGCGGGTGGAACCGCTCGGGCCAGTACGGTGACTTCATCTCTCTGGCTTACGACTCGTACAAGAAGAAGGAAGAAGCGCCTGCAAAGTCCGCTCCACCGCTTGACGATTCTGAAATTCCCTTCTGATGGAAACGCTCAATTTTGAGTCCGTCAAGATCGCCATGAAGCAGGACAAGGAGGGTTATGTCCTGACCCTCCGCGTCCACCCTGATGAAGTCCCCGCCGCCCTGTTCAGGGACTTTGTCGGTGCCAGGTATCAGACCGTCATGGTTCGTCTTGGCGATAACGACAAGCCCATGAACAGGGAGGACGCGCTGTCTCGCGACCTGATCCGACTGGCCGGGATCATTTGCCGTGAACAGAGTTTTGCCGACTGGTTGTTCATTCAGGATTTGATCCCTGAACCTTCAGATCAAAACGCTGTTGAGTGGTTGCGAGCAGAACTGGACATCCAGTCTCGATCCGAACTCAAAGAGAACGCCAAGGCCCGTGGACGGTTCATTCAAATCAACGAAGATTATCAGCAATGGAAACAACAAAACGCCTAATCCCCTACTCGGTTCACCTCCGAGAGGACATCTATCTCAAACTCAAGGCCGCAGCCAAGGACCGCAAGGCAACGGCTCTGGTTCGTGATGCCATCACCATGATCATCGAAGGCGATGACTCCTTCAATGGCGGCTACAACAAGGGCGTCCGAGATGTCATCGCGGCTGTCCATGATGATCAGTGGTGCAAGAGCATCGGCATCTTGGGCAATACCGTTGCCGAGCATGTCGAAGCACTGGCCGAGCCCATGATCGTCCCTCAGAACACGAAAGGAAAACGCCGTGCAAAGGAATGAACTTCACGACTGGTCTGCCTACCTACTCACGGTAGACAAAGAACTCAGGCACATCAACGATAAGTTGCTCCACAAGAACTACGATGTTCTCCCGCATATTGTTCAGATTAAAGAGGCGTTGGATAAGACTCTGGTCTGGGTCTCAGAGAACAGTGAACAATAAGATTCCACCCAAAGCCAGGGCGCACTACGCCAGAGTCAAGGCCCTGCCTTGCTCTGTGTGTGATGCTCCCGGCCCGAGCGACGCCCACCACATCAAGCAGAACCAACACTACACCATCGTGGCCCTATGCAAAGACTGCCACCAAGGATCACTGATGGGATGGCACGGTCAAAAGCGGATGTGGGCCATCAAGAAGATGGACGAGATGGACGCGCTGGCTGTCACCATTGAAAGGCTAGAAGATGAACGAAGCCGACATACTCCGCATGGCAAGGCAATCGACTTTTGATGCCCCCATACATCACGACATGGCGATGCTAGAGCGGTTCGCCAGATTGGTCGCAGCCCAAGAGCGAGAGGCGTGCGCCGTCATCGCAGATGAGTGGAGTCAGGGTGAGCACCCGGAAATCGCAGAACGAATCCGGGTGCGCCACGACTTATAGTTGCGCCGCTTTCCTCATCTCAGGCACACCTGCTGCCTTGAGCATGTCTCTCTCGGCCTGACGCAACTCTTTGATCGCCTGCTCCTTCTCGTCAGCAGAGATCATGGATGATGGCATCTGATTGATCTGCTTGATCGATGTCCTGATCTTTGACAGTTGAGTAGAGATCTTCTCGACCTGCTTTGCCATCGCCAGTCGGGCCATCGCCTTCTCGTTGTTGACGTACTCTTCCAACCCCTGCGGGCTGTACTTCTTGTAGTCATCGAAGGTGTTCTTGGCCTTCTCAACTTCATCACGCAACTGATAGAAGTCATTCTTCAGCGCATTCTCTGAAGGCTTGGACAACAGACCACTGGTTCCAGGCAGCGCCGCCAAAGCATCTCGGAACGTCAACTCAGGGCGCTCCACATTGGGATCGCTCTGGATCATGGTGTTTGTGCCCCACAGGAACAGGCCACCTGCCGATCCAAACATTCCCCGGATCAGATGATCAACCGCAATCGGGGAGATTAGACCAGTGCTGCCAATCACCTTGGCAAACTCTGACGTGCTGTCATTGAACTGCCGCTCGGCTTCCTTCTTCTGCTCAAAGAACCCGATCAGCGGACGGCCAGTGAAAAAGTTGTAGTTGATACCAACCTCAAGCACCGGCTTAATCGCCTGCGGGAACGGTGTCGGAGACAGGATTGCACCCAGCGCCGCATCCTTCATGGACGTGCGGACCTTGGCCGAATCACTGAATCCGTTCTCCGTGATCAGGTGATACAGATGCTCACCGACGATCTTGGGGAACAGGAAGAAGTCAGGGCGCAACGGGATGCGGAACCCGTCAGTACCAGGCACGGTCAGGGTGCGATCACGCAGGGCGGTCGGAGTGTTCTGATACTCCTCGTCATCCTCGTTGAGCATCGCGTACAGGAACGACAGAGCCATCACCGCAGAGGAGGTGTAGGCCAGAGTCTTGAGTCCTGCCTTGCGTTCCTGCGGGGAGATGCCCACGCCCGTGACCGTGTTGTATGCCACGCGCTGTGCTGCGAGGTACGCATAGAAGAACGGGATCGTCTGCCCTGCGATGTTGAGCAATGCGCTCTTGGGACGGCGGCGGAAGTTGATGATCTCAAACGCCTTCTCAAGGGCTTCTGCTTTGGACACACCCTGTTGCAGGGCCGCGTCGTAGACCGCCTGCCGCACAGCGTTGTCAGCCGCCATCGAGATGTGGCCCAACTTGGCGATAGCGTTCTTGACCCAACCCTCTTCCTTCTTCAGACCGGCCACGATCTCAGCATCGTCGCGGATCACGGTCGAGGTGAAGTCACGCACACCCACAGCACCGTACTTCTTCAGTTCATTGTGAGTGGCAGAGGTCTTCCTGATCGTCTGCACAAACTCCTTGACCGCCAAGAATGGGATGCGGAAAGCAAACTTGGGTTGCAGGCCGGATGAGAACATCGCGGCAAACGAGTCCTGCGGCACCTGTGCCACCGAGAACAGCGGATACAGAACCACCGACTGACGCAGCAGGTTGGCGAACCACGAGAATATCTTCAGGCTCGGAATGCTGACGTTCTGGATGGGCAGGAATGCATCCGCAAACAGCGGGTCTGCAAACTTGTAGAACTCCTGCTTGCCATCACGCCAGACGCGGACAACGTTGTCACCCGATTCCTTAACCTGCTCTGCCATCTTGCCGTCGATGACATCGATGTTGACGGCCTGATCGATCAGTTGCAGAGACTTGTGATTGCGGATGGAACGGTTGACCGCGTATTGCGTCCACCGCACCATGTTGTCAAACACATCGTTGACCGGGTTGTCAGAGCCCTTGAGGCGGTGCTCTTTGGCCTTGACCTGAAGACCACGCACGAACTCCTTCGGACCTTCGCCTGCTTCCAACTGCTCTTCGCGGTAGAAGGGAACGTAGTCGATGACATCCAACATAGCGTTGGCCGTCTCATCGCTCCACATGCCGCTCTGCACCAGCAGTTTGACGGTGTTGGTACGGATGCCATTCCAAGTGTCGAACACTTCGTTCAACTCAGGCATCATGTTGGACAGGTCAAGACCGGCTTGGATCTGATCGTCGTTCAGGTGAATCTTGACAATCGATTCCCTGAGTTTGGCGATCTTCTCGTCACCCTTGGGAAGGTTGGCGATCTCCGTTTCGATCTCAGCGTTGCGATCCTGAAGCGAGCGCAGGCGACGGGCAATGAAGTTGGCATGAGCCACCCGCATTGCCTCCTCTTTGCTCAAGTTGTACTTGGCCGCGATGTCATCGATCTTGCGGGACAGGTTGATGAAGTTGTTGTTCTCTTCAAACCCAACCCACTTCTTGGCATCGTTGTCGTAGCGCAGTCCACCCATCTGGATGAACACACCGCCCAGTGCATCAGAGTGAACCGTCTGCGATTGGCTCATCTCAATGAGCGTGCCAATTACATCTTTGTTCTGATCGATGTCCTTGATCAGTTCGCTGCGGACCTTGTTGTTGAAGGCCGAGTCAGTCGAGAACACGTTGTTCTCAAACTTGTTCTTGAACTCATTCAAGGCTTGGCCGATAGAAGACTTGGTGAACTCAGGGTCTTCCTTAAACTCTTTGATGAACCGCTTGGTGCGGTCAACCGTGGATTCTTCCTGCTTCTGAGGTTTGATCCCCATGAAGCCAACCACGTCCATCGGCTTGGCACCGGCAGCCAGAGTGGGCGCTTCACCTTCTTCTCGCTCGGCAAAGTCCATAGCCTCAAACTCACCCGCATCTTTCAATGCTTGCCTAAGTTTTTCAGCAGTACGGTTTGAATCTTTCGACGAAACGATGTCTTCTGGGTTGACAAACTCCCGGCGAACCGTCAGACGCTCACCGTTTTTGTCATACCCATAAAACGTTGTTTGCTGAACAGGATCAGTAAAACCAGACAGGCGCGTCCCATCCTTCAGCGTCACAGGATTCTTTAGGCGACTTGCATATCCTTGGTCGCGTTGCTGTGCCGTTTGAGGGAAGAACAACGTCTGCGTCAGGTCCGGCAGGAGAGGACGGCGATCAGGCCCGAAGTCCACCTCACCAAACATAGTTGATGAGTACGGAGCACGTTTGGTCTGAGCAATACGGTCAACGAGGTTGATTGCCTCCGTCAGGGCATTTGTGTCCTTAATTCCCAACAGGTTGGCAACAAGTCGAGTGAACTCAGTCCATGCGCTGCGCTTGCCCTTGTAGGGGATGCCCATCAGATAGAACTGGAACTCCGAACTGCTCATCGCCTCAGAGGCAAACTCGCGGGAGTTCGTCAGACCATACATCGTCTTCGGGTTGATGCCCCGACGCTTGGTCTCTTTCAGGACAAACTCATACAGATCGTCCAACTGTTTGACGATGGGCCTCTGGCGCGGCGTGGGGTTGACCTGAGAACGGGCAACCAACGCATGCACAACCTCATGTGTGTTTGTCCATTCATCACCCGCATATCTCGGATCCATCTGCACTGTGTCAGACATGCGGTTGTACACGCCCGCATATGTTCCGGCTCTGTTCAGACGTTTGGGCTTCAACAGCCTGACTTCCTTGGAGATTTTCTTTGCAAGTTCTCCAACACGAGCAGTCACTGGATTGGAACTGGCAGACAAAGCGTTAGCCAAGTCTTCAAACGATGCATTGTTATTGGCGGCACGAACCTTCGCATTGTCCGAAAAGACAGGCAAACGTTGCCGCAGTTCTGCAACCGTTTTGGGTGGCTCAACTGTGGGAGGAGGAGGCTCACCACCAGGAGGTTCTTCTGTCGGAGGCTCTTCTTCGGTAACCGTTGGCGGAGTGACAGGCGGAGGAGAAGGCGGAACAAACCGCTCACCACGTGGTTTGTATTGATCAGCAGGCTCGATCTCCCGCTCACCTTCAGCGGTGTACGTTAGAGCCGGAGGCTGACCTGCTTTCTTCTCTTGCTCAAGAGCCAGTTCAACATCGGCACGGGTGATCTTGCCTGCATCCCAATCCTGCACAAAGCGACGAGACGCATCCGTATTGGTACGGCGCTGAATGTTGACGTATGCCTCAACCGGATCAAGCACCTTGGGCGACGGCTCACGCTGTGCGGCAGTCTCCGGCAGGTTGGGGGTTAACTCAACTGGGCGGTCCAACGATTGAATGGCAAACCGATCCGGCACTGTGGGATGCGGAACGATAGCAATGCTCTCAGGATCACGGCCTGAGTTCTTGTACAGGTTCTTTAGAACGAGCAAACGGTTCTGCGCCGCACGCTCAGTCATCGGGCGCTCATCCACCAACTCAGGAGCGGCAGGAGTGGGAGCCTCTCCCTCCAAAGGAGGACGGGGTTGGAACCCGGGGAACATGGACGACTCGCCAGTGGGCAGTCCTGCCTCAAGGCGACGGCGATCCACCTCTGCCTGCTTGGCCCGCAACTCATCCATCGGCGTGGCTTGCGGCATTTCTCGCTCGGCCAAGGGAGGAACAGTACGCTCAGGTGTTGGAGCACGGGGCGGAACGACAGGCTGAATACCTTCGCGGCGGGCACGCTCTTCCTGAGCCTCCATGTCCGCTTCGGCCATCTGTTGCAGACGGGCGATACGGGCGCGTTCAGCAGTTGCCCTTTGTTCGGCAGCGCCTGCGGCTTCAGCCTCTTCTGCCGTCATTGGCGTGACACCGGCAGGCGGTGCTGTCACACCAGTGGCTTCTTCGATCTGCTCTTTAGCCGTGGGTGGTAACGTTACCACTTCAGGTGCGGCAGGAGCCTCCGGCTCACGGGCACGGCGCTCTGCCTCCGCCTTGGCCTGCTCACGAGCGGCCATCGTCCCACGGACACCACCAACCGTACCAGGCACGGTGGACATGCCATACGAAGCGGCAGTCGCGTCGATATATTCCTTCAGTGCTGCGGCGTCAGTGAGTGATAACTTCGCACCAAACCGTTCGGCCATAGACTGGACGATCTCGGTCGGCGTTTCCTTGGTGCCGGTGACCAAGATGTTTCTAGCGATGTTGCCAACGTAGTTCTGACTGGCCTTGTCCAATCCTTTGAACGCACCCAGACCAATCTTGTCGCTGATGAACTCAGCCGCTGTGGACACCGCCGCAGCAGGCAGGACACGGGAGAGTTCAATGTCAGACATCGCCTCACCGCGACGCTCTGCTTCTTCAAACGCACGCTGTGCCGTCTGTCCCGTACCGTAGAACCCGGCCTGAGCACCAAGGGCAGCGGTCTCGCCAATCTTCTTTGCAAGTTCCTGCTTTTTTACAAGTTGCTTTCCCACTTCAGTTGTAGCAACTTTGGCCTCACGCTCCAAGAATGCCTTAGCCGCTTCTTCGCCAGACTCTTTGAGGACTTTCTCGGTCGCTTCCTTGATGCCCCGCTTTGCCATTTCCTTGGCAACGAGACCGGTTGCAGCACCGCCAATCGTGCCCGCACCAGGGGCAACGGCAGTACCGGCTAGACCACCGGCGAACATCACGCCAAGAGACTCAAGCAGGTTGGCCGCGCCAGAGCCTGCCTGATAGGGAAGCCACTCGGTCAGAACGGAACCGATACCTTTGTCCAAAGCATTGGTGAACGATGACCGCTCAGGCGTGGCAATCGGGGCCATGCGCTTCTCAGCCTCGGCCATCGACTCTGCGCCGCTACGCATGAGGGCTTCAGAGACAGTGCCCCTGCCAAGCGCACGCTCAGCACCGACACCCAACAGCGCTTTGATGCCGCCGTAGGTTTCCTGAAGTTGGGGGAGGTAAGACTTAAAGCCTGAGACAAGCGCACCGGACTGCGGCGCAACAGGTTTGGGTTGCTCTTGAAACTGAGACCACGGTCCCTTTTCATCCTGAAACTGTTCCCAAGGCTTAGCCATTTCTTAGACCTTTTCCCAGTTGTTCTTGTCTGCCGGATTGCCGCCTTTGAATCTGTATCCGTCCATGATAGTGCCGACGGCAGGGCCACCAGAGCCCGTGCTTTGGCTTGGTGCAACTCCGGCAACTCTATCGCGGTACTTAACGTAGTCCTCGTAGGTCTTGATGCCCTTGCTTTGGAGTTCTTTCTTCTCCATGAAGTCCATCTTTTCCCAGTTGTCAGCATAGTTTTCAAGCAAACGCTGACGGGCCTCTTGCGGGGGCACACGACGGCCCGCACCCTTGAATACGCCAACCGTTTCCAAATACTCTTGCGCTGCCTTACCAGTCGGGTCTTGTTGGAGCAACCGCTGATAGTTAGCCATCATGCGCTCGGTTTCGCCAGGTTGCGGCGTAGCCTGCATGCGGGCTGTTGCCTCTTGGCTAAGAGACTTGCCCTGAGCAAGATCGATTTCGGCGTAAGCCTTGAGGAGTTCGTTCTGGGCGTTCTGAGCCTTCTGCTTGCTGTCCATCGCCGATTTGAAATCGCCAGTTGCGATGTCATTACGCATCTTGTTCAGCGCATTCTGCTTCTCAATCTGCAATCCCTTGATCTGAAGATTGAGGTCTTCAAACCCACGGATTTGATTGAGCATGCCCACATCAAACGCCTCACGAGCGGCTTCGGCAGCACCAAGCGTTTCACCCAACGTGCGGCCACGAGCACCACGGAGGAACCGACCAAGTTGTTCGGACTGCCTCTTGTCCGCAGCCTCTTGACGACGCCGATCCAACATTTGTTGGCGCTCCGCCGTGAATGCACGAGACTCATCTTCCTGGCGCTTGATCTCCTCCATCTCGGTCAACATGCCAAGACGGCGGCGATAAGCATCGTTCGCCTCACGGATTGCAAGTGAGGCTTCAATCCCTTGTTGCGGAGAAACTGGCTCAGTAGCCATCATTCCCAAGCGAGCGCGGGCCGCATTGAACATGCCTGCTGACGGAGACTCGGCGCTGTAGGTCCGCCCGCTAGGAGTGTTCAGCGGAATTTTTGCAAGAGCACTGGCTTGCGGTTGCGGTTGTGGCTCAGTTTGAGATGAGGCTTGCGGTTGTGGTTTAGAAGAGGTAGCAGCAGGAGCGGCCTGAGCAGAGGGGCGCGAGACAAATCCTTCCCTCTCAAGCCTTCCTTGAATATATGTCTCTGGATAACCTTCATTCCGCATTTCTGCGGGAGTCATCATCCTCTCACCACGAGGACTAGGAACACGCAACCTGATTTCGTCTGAAGAGGGAACAGACCCACCAAACTCAGCGCCAATATCAATAGCCTGCTGCTCGTCCACGTCGCCCGCAACGGCGTACCCAATGATCCCGCCATCAGCAAAGCCATCGATGTCCGCACGCAGTCCTGCAATGCCACCGCCTGCCAACATCTGAGGTTGACGCTGCGCCATCGCCTGCTGCATCAGAGCCTGTTGAGCCTGTTGCGCCTGCATAGCCTGAATCTGCGCGGCAAGTCCTGCCTGCTCCATAGCCTGACCAACACCCATCGGCTGAGGTGTGGCTTGCTGCATTAAACGGGCAGCGACTGTAGGCTGACCATCCCGGGTAACAGGCTGAAACTGCCCCTTTTGAGAGCCCTGCTCAATCAGCATCGCGCCCATCAGGGCTTCTGGAATCTGGGTCTGTCCGTCCATGATTTACCTTAGCCTTTGGTCGGGGTGGTGGGGAACAATGTCCTGTATAGGGCCTCTAGTCCGCCCGCGCCGGTCAGCATTTCCGAGAACGGGCTCGGCTCCTGGTAGGCGTAGTTCGTTGCTGCCACCGGCATACCTTGAAGCATGGCCTGCTGGAACTGCAACTGTTTATACGGGAAATCTCGCTGCTCCTTGAACTCGCCAAGATCAGCCGCGATGCCCTGGGCTTCAATCTCTCGCTGTGTAGCACCGGCACTGCCCAACATCCCCGCAAGACCCATACCCTGAGCCTGCTCACGGTTGAACTGATCCATCGCCTTGTCGTATGCGGTGGAGTAACCCTGTCCAATGGTGCGGCCCATCGTGTTCAACAGGTTGCGCTGCAACTCTGCATCAAGGATTGCCTGCCGACCACCGCCGAACGAGCCTGCCTTGGTCATCCGAGAGGCGTTCTGCATCTGCTCGATCTGAGACTGACGGCGCAGTTCTTCCAGTTGTGGCTGAAGCACATTCTGGAGATACGGGTTCATGTACTGACCCGCGATACCGGATGCGGCAGAAGTGGGCTGAGTCGGTCCCGTGGTCGAAGCCGTCGGGATGGTGGGCGCACCAGTCGATGTAAACGACTGCCCCAGTTGCCCGGGGAATCCGATATTCCCCAGACCCTGGAAATACTGCATCTGAAGCGGCGAAGCGCCTGCGGTCAGCGGTCCCTGGTAGGTCTGGTATGGAGTGTTGGACAGCGCGGCAGTCTTGCCAAGCATGTCCGTGATATACGGAGCAGCGTAACTAGAGAGCGTCTGCTCCTGCCCCGCCACTTTGCCAAGCGTGGGTGTAAACGCAGATGCTGCCGTGGAAAACGGGTTTGTGGCGGTGGTTCCGTTAGACATTTCTAGTCCTTACGCTAGTTTATTCAGTTCACGGTCTGCGCCAGATGGCTTGCCGCGCTTTGATTTCTTAGCCCGGGCCTCTACACGATCAAGCATCGCATAGAGTTTACGAGCACCGGCATCGGATGAACCATTACCAAGTTCAGATACGACGCGGGCAGGGATCACAAACTCCCCATCTGCCAGTCGAGCCTCTTGGCCCGATCCTGCAAAGCGGGCAGGGATGGAATCGGATACGCCGTCGCCGTTGCCTCTAAGGTATCTGCCCTTGGCAAGCATGGCGATACCACCGGGCATGTAGCCACCACCGGCAAAGCCGCCCTTGCTTGTGACGCGATCAATCTGCGCCTTGGATACGCCGTACTTCTCTTCCGCGCCCTGCTTTGATTGGGCGAGAGTGAACCCCTGCTTCATCGACTCCCGGATAGCCTGGGCAACTTGATCATCGGTGAACTTGTCAATCGCCTGATTGGCAGAAGGCAATGCCACATCAGCATCGGCGAAGTAAGTCCTGACTTGGTTGTCAGTGAACCCTGTGATGTCGGACAACTCTTTGGTATCAAGTCCGTAGGTGTTGGCAAGCCAAGCAACCTCTTGGGGCTTATCGATGTTTGCCGCAATCTGAGACTTGATCTGTGCGTTGGTTGGTGCAGCCAGAGTAGCAGCCTTGTCAAACGTGGCGGCATCAATGCCATAACGACGTGCTGCCGCATCCCGAATCTGGGCGTCGGTTGCAGAGGGCATCTGTTCCCGCGCCTCACGGATGGCCTGAGACAGACGAGGCATCAAGGCAGTGTCAAACTGTTCAGCCGACACGCCACGGTTTAAAGCACCCTGCCTTGCTTGGGACAGGGTTCCAGTGATCCCGCCGCCCGGGTTGAGCACGTCATAGATTGCCTGGGCAGTCTGATAAGGAGAGTAAGTCTGCTTGGGTGCAGGGGTGACTTGCTGTGCGGTTCTGCGCTCGGGCGTAATGGGCAGTGTAGAGATGCCGCCGGTTTGCCCAGAGCCTTCAACTCCAGGGGTCGGCATTACCGCGCCACCGCCAACAGTTTCCCCGGCACCAAGACCGCCAATCATCTTCCCCGTCCCCGTGTACTGCATCGGGGTGAAGTAAGTGATCCCTCCTAAGCCGGGGCGACGGTATGTGCCCTGTGCCTGCATGGCCTGATCAAACTGCGATGGAGAAATGCCGTAAGTGCGCTGTGCTGCCTCACGCACCTGCTCCTGCGTTGCCCCGGTGGACATGGCGTCTTGCGCCGCTTGCTTTAAACGCAGTGCTTCGTTCTGTGCGCCGGAGATGTATGGAGTCTGCTCGCGGGTAGCGGTGTATTGAGGGATGCCGCCTTGGTACCCAACCTTGGTGGGGGGAGGATTGAAGAAGGAGGAGTTTCTGGCAAGGGCCGACAAGCCGAGGAACGGGATCGCCTGAGCCAGATTTGAGTTGTTCAAAAACTGGGTCAGTTGATTAAACGAGTTGCCGAATGCGCCCGGAGTCTGTGGGTTGGTTGGCATCGGGAAATCGCCTTCTTGATCTCCAGAAGTGCCTCCCAAACCCTTGCCGGGGTCAATACCGTAAATGTTGTCGAAAAACATCTTAGGGGCCTTCCACAATCTTCATCAGTTCATCAACCGCCATGTTGGGGTTCTGCTCTGCCAA